GTTTCAATTTGACCTCACAGGGTTCTATGAGCATGCTCAGCTAACAACATATACAGAAAGTGATAAAGGTCATTATAATTGGCACGTTGATGCTCACTCTTCTAAAAACCCTACTGCATTTTTATCCGCTCCAAGAAAGCTTTCTATGACTCTTTTGCTTAGTGATCCAAGTGAATTTGAGGGCGGTGAGCTACAACTGAAACCTGATTCTGATGAACCTTATACAGTTGAGCAAAAAAGAGGTAGAGCTTGGTTCTTTCCTTCATACATGCTTCATAGAGTAACACCTGTAACAAGAGGTGTAAGAAGATCTTTGGTACTGTGGGTTGGTGGTCCTTCGTTTAAATAAATACTAAAAACAATAAAAAGGTTTACCAATGGCATTACCAACAGACAGAGCATCATTTAAAGAATATTGCCTTCGTAAGCTAGGTAAACCTGTTATTGAAATCAACGTTGACGATGATCAAGTTGATGATCGTGTTGATGAAGCTTTACAGTATTTTTGGGACTACCACTTTGATGGTTCTGACAAAACTTACTACAAATACAAATTAACACAAACAGATATTGACAACAAATACGTTCCAATGCCTGACAATGTTATTGGTGTTGTAAACCTGTTTGAAATTGGTCAAGCTCTTAATACAAACAACTTATTTAACATTCGCTATCAAATTGCATTGAATGATCTTTATACACTCACATCTGTTTCGATGGTTCCATACTACATGGCGTTGCAACACGTTCAGTTCCTAGAGCAGATGCTAGTTGGTAAACAACCAATTCGTTACAACCGCCATATGAACAGACTTTATATCGATATGGATTGGACGCTGGTCAATGTAAACGACTACATTATTGCAGAAGCATATCAAATTGTAGATCCAGATGTGTTTAGTAAAGCATGGAGTGATCGCTGGTTGTTAAGATACGCTGAATGTTTAATTAAGCAGCAATGGGGTCAAAATCTTAAGAAGTTCCAAGGAATGCAACTTCCTGGTGGTTTGACTTTTAACGGTCAGCAAATATATGATGAAGCTACACAAGAGCGCAAAGAGTTAGAAACTGAGATGATATATACATATAGCATCCCAGCAACAGATATGATTGGCTAACTATGTTAGATAAAATATCTTTGTCACTTGGTATAACACCACATTATGCTAAACAGCAATCTGAAAAAATGAAGTTGATTTGGGCAAAGCGTAAGGAGGGACTGGTCAATGGCGACTAATTTCTACTTTCAATAACTTTCAAAGCTCAGGTGAACAAAACCTATTAGAAGATCTTATTATTGAAGCAATAAAGATCTACGGTGAGGATATGTATTATATTCCTCGTAATCTTGGAAACTTTGATCAGCTATTAACTGCTGATGATCAATCTTATTATAACCAAGCTTTCCTTGTTGAGTTTTATATCAAATCTGTAAATGGGTTTACAGGTGATGGTAATTTCATGTCTAAATTTGGCTTGGAAATTCGTGATCAAGTTACTCTTTCTATTGCACAAAGAGTATTCAGTGATGAAATTGGAAGCTATACATCGTTTGTAAGACCACGTGAAGGTGACTTAATTTATTTCCCACTTAATCAAAAATGTTTCCAGATTAAGTTTGTTAATAAGTTTGAAATGTTCTATCAACTTGGAGCGTTACAAACATGGGAAATGACATGTGAATTGTTCGAATATAGTAATGAAACATTTAATACTGGTATTCCAGAAATTGATATTATCCAAACTAAGTTCTCTACTAATGTTCTTGATTATACAATCCGTGATCAAGACGATGCTTGGTTAACAGATGAAGATGATAACTTCCTTGTTATGGAAGCATACAATCTTGAAACAATTGATCCTGGTGCTGAAAACGAAACACTTAATAACGGCACTACTAACTTCCCATCCGGGTCAAGTAGCTTTATTGACTTTAGTGTTAAAGATCCATTTAGTGAAGGAGTTGTTTAATGTTTAATCAACCGTTTTACTTTGGAACAATAAGAAAGTATGTAACATTATTTGGAACATTATTTGATACAATTGATATTATTAGAACTAATAGTGCTGGTAATATGACACAGTTTATCAAGGTTCCTATTACATACTCACCAAAAGAAAAAATGCTTGCGAGACTTACACAAGATCCTAACATTGATAGACAAGTTGCTATTCAATTACCACTAATGGCATTTGAAATGACACATATTGCCTATGATGGGACGAGAAAACTAAACACAGTCAATAGGTCTGTTGTTAGTATTGCTTCAGATCCTAACTCTATGAAATATCAATACACACCCGTTCCATATAACATTGGTTTCAGACTTTACGTAATGGTTAAGAATGCCGAAGACGGAACAAAAATTGTTGAACAGATATTACCATACTTTACACCCGATTGGACAACAACAATTGAATTAATTCCTGAAATGAACATCACGATGGAAATTCCTATTGTATTGAACAATATAATGCAAGAAGATAGTTACGAAGGTAATTTTGCAGAACGCAGATCGTTAATTTGGACTTTAGACTTTACACTCAAAGGTTATCTTTATGGTCCTGTTAAAAAGGGTGCAATTATTAAGTTTGCTAACTCAGTGTTCTACACACCTAGTATTGCAGATGGTTTATTAACTAACGCAGTTGGTAATACTGGTGCTGTTTCGTTTGTACAAACACAGCCTGGTTTAACAGCTAACGGTCAACCAACAGCCAATTCATCATTGTCTGTAAATACTAATTTAATTACCGCAACAAGCGACTTTGGATATATAATCTCTAATACTAACGTAACAACAGTGGCAAATACAGCATGAGTGATTCTAACAATTCAATTTACAATGCGCTAGGATTGGATAGCAGTAAAATTGTTGCGTATGATCCAATCAAGCAAATAGTTGCAGAAGCACATAATGACAGTGCTAAGAACGACTTTGAAATGGCAAGAGCTAATGTTCACGAGATAATTCAGAACAACTCTGTTGCTATGGAAAGACTACTTGATATTGCAAATGCAAGCCAACATCCAAGAGCTTATGAAGTTTTAGCTAAGATGATGGACACACAGCTCAATGCAAATCAAAAACTATTAGATCTACAAAAACAAATACGTGAGATAGAAGCTGCAGACGTACCAAATAATGATAATGCTCGAACAATTAATAATAACTTGTTTGTTGGTTCTACAGCTGAATTACAAAAAATGATAGAGAGTATGAAAAATGGATCAGACGACTCTCAAGGGGTATAATGGTAACGCTAATCTAAAGCGTTCAAACCAAAACATACAATGGACCCCAAAACTTGTTAAAGAATACGTTAAGTGTTCGCAAGATCCAATTTACTTTACAGAAAAGTATATGAAGATCATTAACATAGACAAAGGTCTTGTTAATTTTAAGTTATATGATTATCAAAAGACTATGCTTAGAGAAATGCATGCTGGTCGTTATACGATTATTGCTACCGCTCGCCAGGCAGGTAAGTCAACAACAACCTGTGCGTTCATTCTTTGGTATATTATTTTCCATGCAGAAAAAACTGTTGCTCTTCTTGCTAACAAAGGTGAAACAGCTCGTGAAATACTTGGACGTATTCAACTTGCTTATCAACACCTTCCAAAATGGTTACAGCAAGGTGTAAAGGAGTGGAACAAAGGTTCGTTTGAATTAGAAAACAATTCACGTGTTATTGCTTCTGCAACTTCATCTGATAACATTCGTGGTTATTCTATTAACTTGCTATTTATTGACGAAGCAGCGTTCATTGAAAACTGGGACACTTTCTTCACATCAGTTTATCCTACAATTTCATCAGGCCAAGATTCCAAGATTGTTCTAGTTTCTACACCAAATGGATTGAATCACTTTTATAAGTTATGGATTAATGCTGAAGATGGAAAGAATGGTTATACGCCAGTAAAGGTTATGTGGCACGATGTTCCCGGTAGAGATGAAAAGTGGAAAGAGAATACTCTTGCTGCAATGAACTTTGATGTTGAGAAGTTTGATCAAGAATACTGTGTAGAATTCATGGGTTCATCTGGAACCCTCATTGCTGGTTGGAAGTTAAAACAATTAGTAGCTAGACAACCAATCTATAAAAACGATGGTCTTATAATGTATGAAAGACCAGATGAAAACAAATCGTACGTATGTATTGCAGACGTTTCAAGAGGTAAGGGCCTTGATTATTCTGCCTTTCATATCATAGACGTTTCACAAATGCCTTACAATCAGGTAGCTGTTTATAGAAATAATTATGTAACACCATTGGATTATGCAGAAGTAATATATCGTACTTGTTCTAATTACAATAAAGCTGCTATTATGGTAGAAATTAATGACATTGGTGAGTCTGTTGCAACTAGCTTGCAGTTTGATCATAGCTATGACAATTTGTTGTTTACTGAGAATGCAGGAAGAAGTGGTAAGAGAATCACGTCTGGGTTTGGTGGAACATCAACTGATAAAGGTATAAGAACAACAAAAATAGTAAAAGCAGTTGGTTGTTCTATGATTAAGTTGTTGATAGAGCAAACACAACTCATTATTAATGATCAAAATACAATCGATG